CAATCATAATATTGATTTAATTTATATTTAGTAAATTGACAAGCCTCACTTCTATCCCATTCAAAATTCCATCCAGCTAACTCATTTGCTCTACGAACAAAAGGGTGTAATTCTTTATATATCCAAGTATCATTAAGCCAAACTAAATCTGACTTTCTTCTTTTTTGCATATTTTTAATTTGATCTTTATTTAATTTTTTATCTCCATAACCACCTGTTCTAGCCATAACTTCTTTTTGTGAATTAGCATATTCAATAACTTGATCACAAAATCTAGGTGTTAATGCTGATTTAAAATACCAATAATAATTAATTAAGTTCATAGTTAATGTTTAATACAACTCTCCTATTTTTATCAGTACAAGAAGATCCTGTATGTTTTAATTTAGAATTAAATTCAATTAATTTATTTTCTTCACTTTTAAATTTTTTACCATTTTTAAATTTAGTATATCCATTGCAACTATTAATATAAAATATACTTGTTTTACCGCTAAGTTTATCAATGTGCATACCATGTTCAACTATACTATCTGTTTTTGTTAATAAATTTGCTTTTACCGCTATTAACTTTTTATATTTTATTTTTAATAAAATTGGTTTTATGAGATTCATTATTTCTTCTGAGCAATTAATACCTCTTTCATCTAAAAATATATAAGTAAACTGAAAAAAATTATCTCCAACAGAATTAACACAATCATTAAAATACCATGGAAAATAATCTGACATTAAATAGGATTGCATTTTTTTAAAAGTTTTTTTAGGTAAAAATTTTTTATATATATTCATAAGTTATTGTTTGCACAAAGTTTAATGAATCTTTCTGATTGTTAGTTAGGTAATACATATTAGTTGATGGAAACATTAAAAACATATTATCTTTAAGTTTTATATCCCAACTTCTTCCTTTGCGTCTGTTATCTTCATAGTGTATTCTAACATTACAGTCTTTAACTTTTACTCCATATAATAATGTAAAGTCCGGAGAGTTTTTTAAATCTACTGGATCTATGTTTAGCAAGGGTGTTGTAGTTTCGTTAGGTTTATAGATATTTCCCCACGTTAATTTATTAACTAAATTAAAACCATATTCAACACGAATATGATCTTTTATATAAGTATTTAATATATCCCAAGTTCTTGAAAATGGAAAATTTTTGTTTTGAGTTGCTGATTGTAAAATATCGTTTAATAATTTATCTCGATCAATATCCCAATCTTTAGGCATTGTTACATCATCAAAATATAAAGATTGTTCTGTTAAGATTTTTTTTTTAATTCCCACACTAAATATAAAACAATAATATTAGCCGTTTGTCAAATCCCAAATTTGATTTTCTTCATTCCAAATGTAATGCCAAAGATGAGTTTTAGCATCATTTTGAGCTTGTTGTTCAGCTGTTTTTTCTGGAGCATCACCGATTGGTGATTTCCATTCTGCAGTTGTAGTATCTAATACCCAAGATGGATATGGTTTTTTAGAAATAAAAATTTGATTATCTTCATCCCAAGTCATACCTATACCCGCATAATTTCCTCTTAATGCTTTTGATTGATCACCTTCTGTACCATCTTCGTTATAATATTTATTTCCTTTAGTGTTATATGAAGTTTGAATCCACATTTGTGCTGTCCAATTATTATGTCTTTCTAAATATTGTTGTCCAACAGATTCATCTTCTACACCATCAGCATTTAACATATCTGAATTGTTTAAAGTTAATACTTGAAGAACTTTTCCATTTAATCCTATTTTTGCAAAATGTGCCATATATTAATTTTCCTATTGATATTTGTACCTTATTATAACTACACCACTTCCACCTGCTCCACCTAATCCAGGAGGTGCGTCTCCACCACCACCACCGCCACCACCTCTATTGGTTGTGCCGGCTGTTGCAGGACTATGACTTGGAGGACTACCTCTTCCACCAGTTCCACAAGGACTTGGATTTGGACCAGGAGGATTATACCAATTTCCTCCTCCTCCGCCACCAGAATATGCTAAAGAACTTCCTGAAATACTTGTTGAAGTTCCAGTTCCACCTGTTTTTTGAGGATCTCCTACACCTGTTCCAGTTGCTCCGCCACCACCACCAGATCCGGAACAGTTACCTGATCCACCATTACTTCCTTGAGGTGGACTTACGGGTGGTGTATTTCCCGAGCCTGCTGTTTGTTGTCCATTGTGTCTTGAGCCTCCACCACCAGATCCTCCAGGACCTCCGCCTGAAGATACTGTTGGAATAGTAGGATAACAAATTGATGGACTACCACCAACTCCTCCACCTGTGCTAGTTATTGTTGAAAAAACAGAATCACCACCAGGAGTAGATTTTCCTGTAGGGGGAGAAGATCCTCCAGCTCCAACAGTTACCGGAAAAGAAACTGGTCCAGGAGCAAAAGATAATGATGTAGCTACTGCTAAAGGACTTGCTGTATAAGGACCAGAAGTAGCACAAATATAAGATTCTCTATAGCCTCCACCACCGCCACCGCCACTTTGACCTCTTGAGCCTCCACCACCGCCAGCAACAACTAAATAATCAAGAACAGCTTGTGGTCCACCACCAGCAGTCATGTCAAAAGTACCTGGTCCTGTAAACGTATGAATTCTATAATCTCCTGAACAAGTAATTGTTCCACCAGTTGCAACAATAAAATCACCTCCCTTTTTAGTATATTCACTATCAGCAACAGGTAACCAACCTTGAGTAGAATCTACAAAAACTAATGTCATGCTTATACCAGAAGTATTTAAGTAAATACTATCTCCTGCTAATCCACCTTTTATTTTATCAGTTCCATTTGGAGTAATTACTAGAGAATTTGTACCCCAAGTCTCGGCATAATCAGCTACTGCTACACTTTCTCCAGCAACACCTGCTGGTAAATTCATAGCAAAAGATGAACTTGTTGTATTTGCAAAATAACCTGAACCAGCAACTGCTGTAAAAGTTGCAGTCTTTGCAGTTGTTTCCCATGACATTCCACCACTTGAAGCGTCACCCCAAGATATATCTGTACCATCAGATGTTAATATTTGACCAGCAGCACCTTTAGTTAAAATTGCTGTAGCAGCACTTGCATTTCCATAAATAATACTTCCTCTACTTAATCCGTCTAATTTATTTAATTCTGTTGCATCTGCATCAACAGCCGCAAGTTTAGTAAAGTCTGATTGAGTTAAACCAGATACACCATCCAATAAATTTAGTTCTGTTGCAGTAGAAGTTAAAGCTACATCTTCATTTATTTTTGGTGAAGTTAAAGTTTTATTAGTTAAAGTTTCTGCTCCAGTTAAAGTTGCAAAACCACTTGTACTTACAGCTACGTTTTCCCATGCACTCCCACTATAAACACGCATAATATTTGATGAAGTATTATAGTAAAGCATACCAGCAGCTAAAGCGTCTCCATCATTATCAGTTGTTGGATCAGATGATTTAGAGCCTAAATAAACATCATCAAAAGCATCAGCGGAAGCTGCAGCAGCTGTTGCAGAATTTGCAGAAGCAGTAGCTGAGTTAGCTGAAGCAGTTGCAGAAGTGGCTGCTTCACCGGCTTTTGTAGTTGAAATTCCAGCTTGTGTAGTTGCTAAAGCAACTTGAGCAGTAGCTAGTGTAACTTGAGCAGCACCATTAGTAGTAGCAGCAGTTGCAGAACTAGCCGCAGCTGTAGCGGATGAAGCCGCAGCAGTAGCACTTGTTGCTGCACTAACTGCGTCTACCAAAAGTTCAAAATGATCTGTGTCTGTTAATGAATCTCCGATAACACTATCTGCTACACAAATATAAACATTATTTAATTGAGCCGAAGTTGTTGATTTAACAATATCTCTTTGTACATAAGCTGCTGTAGTTACAGTAGCATCAGTTCCTTTGTATGTACCTAATTCTTGTGTTACTGAAATTTCTCCAGAAGAATCAAATGCTAAAACTTTATTGGCTCTATCTGTTGCACCCACAGTAAACTCTGTAGATGTCATTGTGTTTGTTCTTGATAATTTTATTGATCTATCAAGTTCTTCTTGAACTTGTTGAGTAGTCATGGTTGCACGATCCAAACCCTCTTCGTGAGATTCCGCAGGGAATGGATCATTAGCAATATAATCTATTGCTTGAGTTTGCGGAACTTCTCTAATTATCACAACTGTTTC